TGATTATGTCTCAATGCTCGAAGCAATCGAAGACCCGGCGATTAGAAAGGCCTGGCTCGAAGGCGATTGGGATATCTTCCCAGGTCAGTTCTTCTCAATGTGGAAGAAAGGCAAGATCGAAATAGATTCCTTCACTATTCCTGAAACCTGGGCTATTTTCGACGGAGTTGATTACGCAGAGAATGCACCTACTTCTTATGGACGATATGCAATTAGCCCAATTGGCGAAGTGGTGCGAGTTTGGGGTTATTACCAGGCTGATCGAAGCGGTAGACAACATGCAGAAGCGATCAGAAAAAGGATCGATACCTGTCTGTTTACTGGCGGGCGACAAGCTAATCTTGTTCTCGCTGACCCCAGCATGTGGAATAGACAACGAGTTGACAACCCTAAAGGAATCGCGCCTGTTGATGAATTCCGCAAGCAAGGTATTTTCTGTAAGAAAGCGATCAATGATAGAGAAAACGGTTGGCGAAGATGCCGAGACGCATTGATTCATGAGGTTTTCAAGACCTTCCGAGGCCATAATGAAGATTTCATGAAAACTGTTCCAGCGTGTCCAAGGGATGACAAAAATACCGAGGACATCGATACGCATTCTGAAGACCATTGTGCAGACGAATTCCGTTACGTAATGATGCACGTTTATAAGCCAGCGCATCGTGTGGCATCAGAAGAGTATTATGGAACAGCAGGACAGATTATGGACGAGGTCCAAAAAATCGGGCCATATGCTGCCGGGCGCAGACAAAGATCATCAGCGATTGACCAACTTTTGGCAATGAACTGAGGCCCGGTGCTGGGGTATTAGGGGTGTACTCCCGTGCCCCGTGGTTTGGACTCCGCTGCCCCTCACCGGGCCGACAAGGATAGACAATGACACAAGTCGTATCAAAAGCACAGACCAAGCTTCTCAAGCTTCCTGAGCCGACATTAAATCAGCTCGAGGCTCAGTTTACCAATGCCAAAGAAGCTACAGATGCTAAGCGTCAGGTGTGGAAACGAATGCACGAGAAACTTAACCTGGAGTATGATATTCCTGGCTTTGAGCCGGACGAATTGGTTAAGTTGAGTCGTTTCTATCCGATGGTTCGAAATATTGTAGCAGGGATTGCGTTTCATCATCCACGGATCTTTGTAAACGCTAAGCCTTTGGTAGAGAACAGCGAAAAAGATCTCTCGATGGTGAGTAGGATCATTGAACGAGTCCTCAACCAGGCATTGACTATGATGGGGACGAAGGAAGAAGTTCAGCAGGCCATATACGATATGTTGCTGTGTGGCGTGGGCTGGCTCAAGCAGTCTTATAATCCACCCGGCCTGGATGCTGAACCTCCGTATACGTTGAATGACAGGTTTCAAGATGACTTCCCTATGGTGCAGAGACTAGATCCGAGACTGGTCCACGTCAGTCCGCTCTGTGCTCCTCATACAATTGCGACATGTCCGATTATTTTCGAGGAAATTTATGTCCCAATTGATTTTCTGTTGGCTGATGACAGGATTGACAAGAAGGCTCTGGCGGAACTCAAACCTATGAGTGAGTCCCAACTAGACGAAGCTGAAAGTCAGTTGGGATCAGATCTAAGTCCGGATGTCGAGAGTTCATTGGCAGCAGCACGGGCACAGGGCAAGGTTGTAAGGGTAGTCGAGGCGCATAACAGAGCACATAGACGATTTGCCATGTGGGCCGACGGCGTCAAGATCTTTTTGCGAAACGAAATACATCCCTTTGTAGATGCGGATGTGGGACAGGACCCGCAGACAGGCGAAGTTCAGATTGTCCCCAAACCTGGATTCATTCTCAAGAACGGGTATCAGTATATACCGCTTAGGATTGATTCGGATCTGGAATCTTTCCATCCGACACCGCCCTTAGCGTATATTGAGGATCTGCAGGATATGCAGGTTGAAAGTGCTTCAAGGCGCCTCGATCAGATGAAACGTTTTAGTCGATTGCTTGGTCTACTGTCTTCAGAAGAACAGGCCAGACCGGGCACCAAACAGGCGATTGAGGATGGTCGGGATGGTACGGTTCTGTTGCTCGAAGATCTCAACAGTCTCACAGATTTTAATTTCGCCGTCGGAAGTCCCGGTCAGCAGCAGCTTGAGCAAGATGCCAAAGTTTTTGAGGCGGAAACTTTGGATATTGGCGATCTCGCGCTTGCTAAAGGTGCCAGTAGGAAAACCGCTACCGAGGTATCTCTATCTGCTTCTAGAGGCACTCTTACCCGTGAGTGGATGCAGACCAAGATCTCAGACGTATATGCGATAATAGCGGAAAACGTCCTAAACATGTTCAAGGACATACGGTATTTGCCCGAGACACTTATTGTAAATACCGCAGGTGACGATCAGCAAGCAGTTCACGCTCTCCTCACCACTGATGATTTTCAGCATATCTTTGAGCTAGATATCGATGCTCAGTCCATGCAGCCCTTGGTTGCCGAACGGGACATGGAGCATACGATGCAGCTTTATGATCGATTTGTTGGTAATCCGATGATTGATCAGTCAGAACTAACTAAGCTTGCTATCAAGGCTTCAGGCGTCAGGTCCTGGGAACGTCTATTCAAGGGTCGTGGCAAGGCTGAGGCAGAAGCACATGCTTGGAAGGAAAACACTGGCTTCTTGATCAAGGGTGTGGATCCTGGAGTTACCGAGGGTGAGGACCACAAGGTGCATCTGCAGGTCCACTCGATGGAAAACATGCAGAAGATACCGGAATTCCGTGGTATCGATCCTCAGATCATGCAGCAAGTTGGTCAAGCACTGCAGCAGCATATGGAAGCACATCAGGAAGCGTTCGAAAAGGCCGTGAATCCGCAGACTGGGGGTGGTCAAGTCCAAGGCATTTCTGGTCGCTTAGCAGAACCTGCAAAGGACATACCGGGTCAGGTAGCTTCGGCGGCACAAGGATTCGCGGAGGCTGCATCTAATCAGGGGCAGGCACTCGATGGGAGCTAATCATGCCTTATGAACAAATAGGACCACAGCAAGAACAAGTTCAAGGTCCTGCTCGATTTGTGCAGGGTTTCGATCCGCAAGATTTGAAAGCTGTGGCAGAAGCTGATAAGACGAATACCATTCAAATGTCAGAGCAGCTTATGGTTAATGCTAATAAAGCTGCTCGAGCATCTGACGACGATATTCGTGCGCTTATTGCTTATCATGATGAGAGTGGGTCGCCGACAGGCAACATCTTGGGTGACGGAGGGTTTATCTATATGATAATGCGCCATGGGCAGGCGTTGGGCATGCCGATTGAAACACGAGAAGATCGTCGTCAGGTTGCGAAAGCTATTGTTAATCGGCTTATGGTTAAGCGTCAAGATACAATGGGCGATTTGACACGCGAGAACAATTCTGCATTCCCTGATACTCCAGGAGCAGCCTCACAACCCGGCGTGCCGCCTTTTCAGCCTCGTTAGGAGTCCAGAATGGTCCGTCACGATATAGAATGTCGTAAGTGTGAGCATAGAGAAGTGGACTTTATGTTCATGCATCACTCTACGATGTATGAGGAGGAAGCAGAACAGGTTTGTCCGAAGTGTGGAGAGAAAGACGATTTCCGTATTACGCTTGATACTGAGCGTCCAGGACAGATCGATTCTCATGCTTCCAGTATGTATGGCAGACCACAACCATGTTTCGGCGGAGAAGTGGTTCGCGATTATGCCCATAAAAAAGAACTTCTCAAGAAGTATGGAATGGAAGAAGCTAATGATCCAGTAGGAGGCTCACGGGAGCCAGAATATCCGGAAGGATATAATGGACCGGGTCAGCAACACAATTTTCCAGGGAGCACCAAGGTTCCCGATAACGCTATATGGGGAAATAGTCAAGCTGAACTCGATAAAGCAATGGAGGCAGAACTTGAATATCTACACGCTGGTGGAAGCCGAGGGGACACGCCCGTGGAAGATCATTGGGGGTAAGCAGGAAGATGTGATAGGTAGTGCTCGGACCTTGGAAGAAGGGTTGGAGCTGGCCAGAATGCTTAATGATCCTGAGAGGATGGAAGATTAAGGAGACAAAAGATGCCGTCGATTAGTAAGTTCGGTCGAAATAGGACCGTGACGAATAATACTACAGAGGACATTACAACCGACGGCGGGATGGTGTATAATCCAGGACCTCCAGCAAGAGATTAGGAAGGTGAACGATGGCTTGGACTAGCAAGGTTGCAGTTAGTAAACAGTACGACGATATCGTCGATATCTTGTGGGTCGAGCTATCGGACGGTGGCGAGCTGACTGCGGACGTTCTAGTAGACGTGAGTGCGTTTACTAAGCGAAACGGCAGTGCAGCGACGGGTTGTATTGTGGAGAGTTATGAAGTCCAGATGTTTGGAGCACAGGATGTGGGGTATTGGAGTTTGCAAGTAGGCACTACATTGATTGATGCAGGAGGTGTTGGGCAGGCAGTTTTTGGACCGTTCTATACCGAGGCGGCAGCCCGAGATGATCTGCTCAAAGCTACGGGTGATTTGACAGTAACTACACTGGCGACCGATTCCGGAGACGCACTCCGAATTAAGGCGAGAGTCAGTTTAATCTAACTGTTCAACTTTTGAACAGTGATAGGGAGTCCAAATGACTGAAACGACTGAAGTTGGTGGCGATGGTGGTGGCGATGCAACAATTGAAGAAGCGTCTGAGAGCGTAGGGTTCGGAACTGACCTGCTCGAGGATGATGATTCAACTGAAGCTTCTCCTGATCCCGCACCTGCGGCAGGTACAGATGGCGGAACGGATGACTTCGATCCTGATTCGATCGATTGGTCTTCTGTCCGGCCTGATGATGTTCCAGAGACGTATCGGTATCTCATTCCTCTTGGCAGGCGGCTGCAGTCTACGAGCCACCGTCAGGTCGACGATGTTCGCCGGGAATTGGATAATCAGAGATCCGCGGACCAAACACGTATTGCGGCATTGGAAGCTCAGATCAATGCTCAAAACGGCAACGGTCAGCAGACTCCGACCCAAACTCCAGGTAGCAATCTCGACCAGAACTGGATGCATGAGACACTTTCAAGTATGGGTGTTCAAAGTGCCGACGATTACGCCAACGGCTACGCTTATATGCAGATTGCCCAGCGAGTTGTGGACAAAGTTCTTGAGTCCCGAGGCTACGCTGCGCAGAACGATGTTGATGAACTGAAGAGTGGTCTCAAGACTACAACTGAGCAAACCGAGACCGCTTCGAGGACTCAGCAGGAAACGCGCCTGCAAAACGAGTTAGATGCCGCTTATGATGAATTCGGACAAGACAATGTTCAACCCATGTTGGAAGAAATCGGTGCGCTTTATGGACGTCCAGGTCCGGGTGGGAAGAACCATACGATTAAGTCAGCATATCAGAGATTAACCGGAGCCTCTTCGAAGCCCTCAACAGAGCAGATCAGGACCCTGAAAAAGCAAGCGGGACCGAGTGTTCCAGGCGCTGCAGGGTCAGGTGATGTTCCTGCGAAGGGTGATCTTACAGAGGGTCAAGCACTGTCTGCAATGCAACGGTTGCTTGACGCATAAATCCGAAGGCTATTAACCAATGGCTGCTAATACATCGAGTGAGACGTGGGATGCGCTTTGGACGCTGTCTATGCGTGCTAAGCGCAAACGTCTCACAGATACGATCTTTGACGAGTATCCTGGCCTGGCGTGGTTTAAGAAGAACGCGCTGGAAACCGAGGTAGGCGGCAAGGAAATCCAGGAGGACATTGAGTACGCTAAGCAGGATGCTGAGTGGTTTTCAAGGCATCAGGTGCTCAATACTGACCTAACCGACCACGTGACGGCGGTCTTTTATCCCTGGCGTTATATCGCAGTTCCGATCAGTATTGCGATTGATGAAGAGAACGTGAATAAGAAGGCTGACGGAGCGATGAAGCTTCTGGCTTCTCGGACCTCGAACAGCATGAAGTCGATCAGAGATGCAGTTTCTGTGGCACTGTTTGGTGCCCAGACTGGTAAGACCATGCTCGGACTGCAGGATATTATTGCAGCTAATCCGACCACTGGTAGTCTCGGTGGTCTGACGAGGGTCTCGAATTCGTTCTGGCAGAACAAGTACTACAGCACTGCAGTGGACTTTGACAGTGTCTCTGCGAATATCGTTGCTGGTATTCAGCGTTGGAATATTCAGTATAACGCAGCTTCCAGTGGCAACGATACGCCGAAAGCTATCTTCACGACAGAAACGGTGTTCGGTGATTATCAGAACGTCATGGCTTCTCAGGGCTATCTGCAGACCAGTCCTAAGGACGTTGGCGGGATCAAGCATAGCAATGCTGGCGGATTCAACAGTGCTGCTGTGATCATGGATCGCGACGTTCCCAGCGGTTACGGGTTCGGCGTTAATCCTTCTTACACCAAGCTGAAGATCCAGACGGGTCTGAACTTTGCGAAGACTCCGTTTCGGTCGCCGCATAACCAGCTGACCAAGGTAGGATTTATTGTGGTCTCGCTGCAGCTTGTCACAAATAATCCTCGGCGTAACTTTGTCACGTCGAACATCACTTAAGGAAGGGGACATAAAATGCCTAACGTCGCCTCTTCTGGAATTATCGTCCAGCATGGCTTCAAGATGGATGGTGGTGGAGTAGGAAACTACGATACCTTCAATATCTATGAAGACAGTGCTACGCAGGATCGTCCTCTTGGTTCGAGGATGACCCACGAACAAACCGGACGTAGCTTTCGGTATGCAGATTTCGGTGGAACCATTACGGCAGGTCATATCCTTGCTCCGGACTTCTCGGATCACGGACTGGCTGATACGGATGGGCCCATTGATGCTACATCCGAACTGACTGCGGGTACAGATACTATTCTGGTCGACAACGGTGCGTTTTCCGCGACTGCTGTCGAGCAGCATGGTGGTGGTTTGATGCAGTTTACCGGTGACGATGGTCTCGGTGAGCAGTATCTGATTAAGAGTAATACGGTATTCAGTAATACCGATGAAGTGACCTTTACGATGTATGACGGCAAGGTCACTGCGGTTACTACTGATACTGATCTTGCAATCATTCCTCCACTGTGGCGCCAGTTGGTCGGCGCTACTCTGGCTACGGATAATATTTGTACTGGTCAGGCACCTCGAGGGCACACGGCTGCGTATTTCGGTTGGGTGCAGACTTGGGGTCCGGCAGTCTGTTTGGCTGACGGAGCAGTAACTGCTGGTGCTTGTGTTTATCTGTCTGATGGTGAGGCAGGAACAGTCCAGGTTGCTGGCGGTGGTGACGCTGCGGCTACGGATATTGTTGAGCCATTTATCGGCAATGCTCTCTATGCCGGTGATGACAACGGTGGCGTGGGTGTGAACCTCATGCTGTTCCCGTAGGAGATGGAAAATGATTCTGGTGTGTATTCCCGAGATTAAACCGCACCCCAGATTCTGGCCTTCAGTAACTCAATTCTTTGTGGAGAACCAAAAGAAGCACGACTTGGTGATGCACTGGGAATATCGAGAAGCTTTACATAATGTGTGGCGTCGGACGGCGGAACGGGCAATAACGGAAGGCGCCACACACGTGCTTTTCTTTGAGGATGATCATTGGATGCATCCGGTGGATGGGCTGGACGTCCTGTTGGAAGCCGATAAGCAACATATCGCTTTCAATACCATGCAACGGAGAAATCCTCAGAGAAACAGTACTCTGGATCGTAGAGATCCTAACGGGAGGCTGGATGCAGGGGATAATGTAGTAGTAGGAAAGAAAGGGGAGGATCTGGTTCAAGCAGTCGATTTGATCGGAATGTATTTTACTTTGATTAAAACTGATCTGTTAAAACGGATCTTTCAGTTGGAACAGGAAACAGGGATTTGTCGATTCTTTTGGGATGAACGAGGGCCGGATGTGCATATATGTCAGGCGATTCTAGACTTAGGAGAAACGCCCCATGTGCATTGGAAATACTTATTGTCTCACAACGATGTTACTAATTCCACAAGATCGTTGTATTATCAAATCTATCAACTAAACAGAATGGCTGGGTTACAACAGCCGTATATTTAAGGAGTCCATTGTGACTGATATCGCTTCAATGGGTGGAGAAGCAGGGCAGCAGAACCTGCAGGCCGAGCAGCTCCTGAAGATCGTGGAGCAGATGAGCCCTGAGACAAGGGAGACATTTGCACGAGCGCTTGGTGTTAAGCCAGTTCGGAAAAAGCCACAACGTACGATTACAAACGAAGATATTAAACGGCAGGCTCTTATGGTCGGGGAGGTCTCGCATGGCGAAGACTTCGAGCCGGCATTCAGTGACAGTGTTACCCAAGCTATTGCTCAGTATCCGAAGTTGAGGCGGGTGATCATGGAGCGCTGGCAGGAAGGTCAGCCGATCTCGCACTCCAGTCTCGAGTTCGATGAGGAGATTCAGGAGATCATTTTGCGCGAGCGTCCTATGGAGCCAGAAGGATCTGAGGCGCTGATGGAGCGCATGGGTCCGGACTATGTTCAAGCTGTCGAGGGATCAGAAGATGCTGCAGAGGGCTTGGCGGGGATTGCACAAGAAGAGTTCGATACGAGTGTGTTGGAGGGCGGGCCGGCTGTAGCAGATCCGGTGAGTCAGACCGATGGCGATCGTGTAGCAGACGCTCTTAATCTATAGAGGTTCAATGGCCACACTGACAAAATTACTCACGCGGGCGGTTGGCAGGATGAATCTGCCTATCTCCAATACGACTGTGCTGTCAGCGGCCAGGGATTATTTCAATCTGGTTAGTGCCGAGGTATATGCTGAAACCAAGTGGAATTGGCTGGTTAAGTCCGGATCAATTTCACTGCTCACGAGTACCAGGACCTATGATCTTCCATCGGACTTCGTCACCATGCTTAGTAATGTCCGGGACGAAGCGGAGGATGCAGAGTGGGGGTTCAGGAGACTTGATG